CTCGCTACGCCAATGACTTGACCTGCAACTTGTTCTATCTGTTGCACCGTTTCCACTTGTTCTGCCAGAAGTGCGTTGCTGCGAATTAACTTCTCTACTCTTTCAGAATCTGCGGCGTTCAACCCCTCTGTAGCTTCAGCAATTTGCTGCTTAAGTTCAACCTCTTGCAGGTTTCCGTCCAGCCTTGCCTGAAGCAATGCACCTTCGTTTTGAAGACCAAGAACAGTTTGTTGAACCTTTTCTGCCTCAGCAGCTCGAATGTCTTTCAGCCTGTTTTGTATTTCTAAAATTTGCTGGTCTGTTTGCAGCTCAAGTAGCTGCTTTTCAAGGATTTTTTCGGCCTCTGGAATACGTTTAGCGTCAATAATGGCGCGTTTTGCTGCCTGCTGCTCCAGTGCAACTTCCATCTGCAGCGCAGCTTCCCTTACTGGGTTTTCGTCACGCTTTGCTTGAGCAATTTGATTGTTGAGCGTCAGAAGACGCTCTTGCAAGTCAATCTCAGCGTTGAGGTCGGGAATACGACTTCTTCTGCCTTGGCTACCTGTTTTGCTAAATCTTCTCCGATCCTCATCTGTAATCTTTAACGGAGTAGCAGCAACCTGGAACTGCTCTTCGCCTAGCGCTTGCTTCATCGCCGCTTGCCGACTCAACGCTCCAACACCTCTTCCCTTGCCAGACCGGAGTTGCTCCGGGGTAAGACGCGAGGTGTCGCCAGTCATCAACTCTGCAACTCGTGCCTCCAGCGCAGCCCCGCCCTCCGCACCAAGATCTTCTTTACGTGCTCTAAATTGCTGCTCTGTTGTTATACCCCCAAGAACATCATTGACAATTTTTAAGAAGTCATTTAGCGGACCAGCAACCAGTCGGAACAACTGCGTCGTCAACAAGTTCCAAAGCCTCGTCGTTTCTTTTGTTGTATCTCCCAAATCTTGCAACGCTTTGACACCGTTGTTCCCAATGGCTTTTGCCATTTCTTGGCCAAGGTGAGCCGCTAATTCCTCTACCCGACCTAGCTCTTCTAGCTGAGCAGCTCGTTCTTTAGCCGCTGCAGTACTAAACAGCGACTTTTCACGCATAAAGTCCAGCGCTCCACCCGTAGATGTCAGCGCTACACCTGTCTCAGCTGCAGCTCGGGCAAATGCTTCGGCCTGACCAGCCAAAGCTGTTGCAGCAATCGAACCGCCAAATCCACCAAGCGCTCCACCGATGCCGCCTGCCAATGCCTGAACAGGTCCACCGCCAAACAGCAGCGGGAAGCCCGCACCAGTGGCAATATCCTGAAAACGTTGTTTGCGGCGTTTCTTTTGCGCTGCTGCAGCTCTTCTTGTTTCAGCTGCAAGTTTTTTCTCAGCTCTTTCAGCGTCACGCTTGGTCTTGTTGGCTCTTCTTTGAGCCCTTTCTGCATCCTTAAACTGGCGCTCTAAACGGCGTAGAGCAGCGTCAGCCTTCCTTACCGCCTTGTTGTATTTGTCTTGATCTCCCGAAGCAGCCGCTGGGCTAATTGCTCTGACTAAACTTGCGGCCCTATTGATCTGCGTGCGATCAACCAGACCACCACTACGCAGCGCTTCAACACGCTCAAGTCCTCGTCTTTTCGCCTCAAAACCTTTACTTTTCTGATCTCTGGCTCGGTTAAGCTCTCTCTGCTTTTCAACAACCCGCCCTAATTCTGTCGCAAGCGCTCTTGTTAGTTTAAGATTTTTTGTTCCTTCTTTCGTTCCAACAGCAAACGCCTGCGTTATCTGGTCAACACGACCTTGCAGCTGTTTGTTTCCTGCGCCACCGGCACGCTGAAACTCTTGAAGCTTTCGGTTGTATAAGTCAGTTGCAGAGTTGAGTTGCGACTGAAGCGTAAGCCTGCGCTCGGCAGCTTTAACTTGTCGTTGAACCTGTTGACGGCCTTCACGCGTAACAGCGGCAGTAAGGGCCGTGCCCCTTTGGGCTAAACCTCCGCGTTTTAACTTTTTTGACTCTCTAAGTAGAGCCTTTATTCGCTTTTCTGCTACATCAAGCTGTTGAAGGCCAGCAACAACGAGATCGATTGTGGCCTGATACTTGATCGCCACGAGAAAAAGCCCTGTCGTTCCTGTTAGCCCACTCTACCTGCGCCTACGAGCCTTGGCGAACTCCTTCTCCTGGTTCTCGTTGACCACCTGAAAGTATGCGCTCCAGCCAATGATCTCCTCTACGGTCATCGTCGCTCTAAGCTCCGACAAGCTCATGCCTAGCTCTTTGGCAACGCCAAACTGCAGCATGAGCCAGTTGTCCTTCCGAAGCTCGGCGCTCAGGATTTTGGGTCAATAGCCTCTTCTTCCTCGTCGGTCAAAATCGCCAACATCAAAGACTGAAGATCCTTGTCCTTGACTTCGTTCTTGAGCACGTCGATCTCACCAGGGATAAACAAAGCTTTGCCCATCTCATCTTGAGCTTTTGCAATCAGCAACTGGAGCGCAAAGGCATTGGCATCATCCGATCCAGCACGTTTCTGAGCCCGCTCACGCTCAGCCATCGTCAGTGGTGCAACCCACATTTCGAACTCAGTGCCGTCCGATAACTCAACTGTCTTCTTGACCGGCTCCAGATTTGCTGCTTTCTTGAGGCGATCAATGGCGCGAAGTGCCATGAATATCCGTTTGATTGTTCTACTACATTAGCACTAAAAAAGCCCCCGACAAATGCCAGGGGCCTGTGTCGCTAATTAAAGATCAGCTCTTGCTGAAGTCGAACGTAGGAGCAGTCGTCGGACGGAAGCTAACTGACACAGTTTGAGCGTCATCCGGAGTAACGGAGAAGCTAGCTGAAGTCAACACAGCCTCAAGCTGAATGGAGCGGCTCTTGGTATCGTCCGGCGTTCCAGAAGACAGCACCGTGTCCATATACAGCTTGAAGGTGGCGCCAGCCTGCTTGCGCTGGGTCACATCTTCAATCAGACGGCTAGCGATGGCGGTGTCATCGTCGGTGAAATACACCTCAGCAGAACCGGAACCATCGGCAAAGCCAGAGATGAAGGTACGGAACGGAGCGGTTTGACCAAGCGTTCCACCGATGCTGGTGGTATCGATCTCTTCCCGAGTCACCTCAAAAGACCAAGAACGAACGTTTGCTACCGACTGAAAATCGGTGAACTTGATCGTGAAATCGCTGGTGCCGTCAGTGCCGTCATCAGTGATTGACAGCTCAGTACCGCCAGCTGTAGCTGAAAAAGTAGCTACACCAGTGGAAGCGGTGTAAGTCTTGATGAAAACATCTGTGCTTGCACTAAGACCAGCAGGCAGGGTGCCGCCGCCAGCGGTAAACGAAACTTTGTCGTCTACCTTGAAATTCAGGTAGGTTCCAACATTGATGCTGTTACTGGCGTTAGTAACGTCAGCAGCCTTGAAGGTGCCGGAAGTGCCAGCAGGCTTGTAATAAAGGGCTCCAGAGGTGCCCGAAAGGACGGTAGCCATTCGTAAAACGGAGAATGGTGGACTTTACGGGCGGAACCCGGACATATACAGCTTAGCGCGTAGGCAACAAAACATCTAATCCTGATCCTCTGCAGTAAACGATGTATCGATTCGTCCTACAAAGTGGGGACTTGCTTCTTCTGCCGAAAATGTTGGCCCGTTGATCGCTCCAGGGCGTAGATAAATACCTGAGTCATCCCTGGTAGAGGCCGACAAGCTCGTCAGGGTTGTTACTGCAGTATTCAACAAAGTTTGATTTCGAGCAGGGCCTTTTCCTTTTTCGCTGTAAACACGAATAACTACACTGCCACGCGCAAAATCAAGATTGCTTGTCAGCGTTACCTCTGTAGTCAAGCCAAAGGTGACGTTTACTCGAACGTATTCAGTAGTTGCGTTTGCAGGTGCTGCAGTAATTCCGTCAAAAAACACAGGCACTGCAGGGTCAAGCGCTCCAAAAGCTGTTTGAAGCGGGCCTTCGATAGCTGCGCGGATTGCTTGGTATCTCATTGCTTGGCTTTAAACCCAAAGAGTACGCCTCTTCCTAGCGCTTTTTTTGCTTCGCCACCATTTAAATAAGTGCTATACCAATCCAAAGGAGCCGTGCTTTCATTGTTGCCATCACCGCTAACAATATCGCCACGTATTCCGTTTTGACGAACGCCTGAAGCTACGACATTGCCAGCTGGACGACCAATTTTCTTAAATGCCCCCGGTACTAAATCAAGCGCAATTGCTGCATAAGGCTGCGTATTTGCAATTTCAAATTTTTTAGCCCGTGCGGTCTCTTTGATTGACGTAGACAGCCTTGGAACATCATTCAATGTGTACGGATACCCTCCACCAGTTGACCCAGAGGCTCCTTTGCCCACTGGAATTGCTACCCAACTGTCTTGAAACTCACCACTCCATTCGGGGCCCGCTTCTGCAAGATCATTCATAATCTCAACAGCAGCAGAACGAGCAACTAAGTTGACCAGCTCTCGAAGGTCTCTTGGAAGGTTTTTAACTTCTTCGCGTCTGCTTGCCATTACTGCGGCCTCGCAATAATGATGTGAAGAAGCGGGTCTTCACCCCGATACGTCGTCACATTCAAAATCTTGGCTTCACGGGTCACACCACCCTGCGTGTAACGAATGCGATCAGCTTGGGTCGGGTAGTAATTGTCCAGATCGTCGCCACTGACAGTGATCCTCAGGTCAGTGCTTTGATAAAGACCTTCAGACTCACGGCTAGATACGCTGCCGATAAAACCTTTTGTCACCACCGTTGTATCCGCACCAGTGACAGCTCCAGTGCTTGGGTCGTAGGTGCGAGGCGTGACGGTCTTAACCAGCGTGATGTCCTGACCAAAATCCGTCAGGATCTCAAGCGGTATGGACTTGAAGATGTCATCTACAAGCGCCATCTCAACCCCTCACCACACGGATTGA